TAAAGTTGTTGACATTGGATTGTAAAGTTAATGAATCATAAATAAGGCTTTAACCCACATACGGACTCATTAATAAGTCATTTCTTTTTCTTACAAAATACCCCGTTCGGGAATATTTTTGGTTTTTTACACACTTTTTTATACATTCTTCCCGTTCGGGAAACTTTTCCCTGTAAATTGGATTACTTTGTTTTTACAGGGAAATTTACTTTGTTATTGTAAGCTGACTTATTTTAAAAACGCTTGTAAGTGCATGAAATTTAAAGAAAAAGTTATGCAAAAATAGGTCATTTTTGTCCGAAATTTGTATAGTTATTTAGCCATCCAGTAAAGCCCAATATTGGCTGTGGCATAGGATACATAAGTTATACCCATAGGCGCGTTACCTTTAACGATTTGCTCTATACCTATATAGGCATAAATTAAACCAGTAACAATGATTAGCCAGCTACTCATTTAGTTTAGCTTCCACTTCCACAAGTTTGTCCTCAAGGTCAAATCCCCAGTGCTTTCGGAATCCTTTAGCTCCAAGTAAGTGAATACTGGTATCGCCAAGTCTGTGGTGCATAGCGCACAATGGGACAGCTGGAGCGTTATCTCGCTTTCCCCCGAAACGGCGTATGTGATGGATTTCGACTCCAACATCTCGTCCCTCGAATCCAATGTGTTCGCACAAGATACAGCCCAATCTCGCCAACTTTGCATAGTGATCTCTCTGTGATTTAGTGGCCATTAATGTAGTCTACAGTCAATTGCTCTAATTTCTCACTTGATTCTGCAATATCTACTGAAATCTCCAACATTTGTGTTGCATTAGCGTTTTTAAGTGCTTCATCATACATTTTGCACAATAATTTAAGAATTAAAAATTCTTCAGTAACTTTTAATGTGGTCATTTCAATATCCTATCTTGGTTTCGGTTTGATACTTCTAAAGTTTGCCATGTTGCATGGCGTAGTTTGGCGGCTTCAAGTTCCCACTTTAATTTCTCAGCGTTCTCAGTAGCCTGACCAATAGCTTTGCATAGGTCTTGGTACTCCTGACAGGCATAGGCTTCTCGTTCCTGCGCCCCAATAGTCTGTTCGCCTGATTTCTTCATCATAATGGCTTTAAGACTGCTCTTGAATGTTTCTAGTTGGGCTAACTCACCTTTAGCTTGGGCAAAAGCACCAGCGTTTTTAATAATAAAGTTTATACAAGCGTTTGGGTCTATCTCTCTCATTTTCCTAATCTCTTTTTAATAAGCATCTTCATGCGTTCTTCAGTTTCTTTATTCTGCGCTAGTAGGCGCACAACTTCGGGCCATCCCCGTCTTTTTGCTACACCAATATACCAATCTACAAGATATCGTTCAAAGTTGTTCTTCAAGTTGCTTTATCTTCTGACTAATCCTTGATCTTAACGCCTGCCAGCCTTCACCAGCATAGGGAGTTATACCAACTTCTTGGGCTTTTTTAAGTGTCAGTTCTTCTGTAGCGTAAAACGGCAATTCAGGTTTCTTAGTCTGTATAGGTTCTATATCAAGTTCGTCAGTCCAACGCTCTTGATTTAAGAAAGTCGCAGGGTAGGGAATAAAGTCTTTAGCGGTTTCCTTGATCTTCCAATACTTCAAGTAATTAGGCATGACATCAAGACAATCTGACTGCTGGTCAGAGGTTAATCTGTTCCAGCTTCGTTCAGCGTCTTTACGCCCCATCTTACGGGGATAAAGGTTATAAAAATCAATGAATGACACTTATCTGCTCCCTAAGTGCGGCACATTCTTCCTCAAGCATTTTATTTTTTGCTTCTAATTCTGTTAGTCTTGCTGTGATTTGATGCAATATTTCCTGTAAATATGGGTTCATTTTGTTTCTTTCTTTTCACGGGTTTAACAACTTTATATTGATCAATTGCTTTGGTAAGTAATGCTACTAATCCCCATTGCACAAGAACTTCAAGTCCTTTTTTATCAAAGTCTACTTGAGCGTTGGCAGAACCATCGGGGTTCTCATTCAATATCTTTACTTGTATCTTCATTGTCTGCAAACTTTAAAATAGGTTTATCAAGGGCTAACTTTGCTAGTTCAATGTAACGATCTACCTCAAGTCTATCTTCCCCACCAATAGAGGCATTACTATGACCAATCGGTTTACCCATCGTATCGTAATAAACCTCACGGATTTCAAAGTAGTCTTCATAAGGGTTACTCATATTTACTAATCTAAGATTCCAAGTCATGTTCTTGCCCAATATAGGATGATTAACAAAATAGCCATCACACTACCAAAGATGGCAAATATTCCAACAGAAAAGATTATTAATAAGTTTTCCATGTTGAAAGTATATGTTAAGTTATCTTAATTAGATTAAATTAATTCTAGGTGTTTTCCCTAGTGTGTTGTTTTTTTGTCAGGATTACTAGATTCAGGACATAGCTATCCCTACTATGAGGAATAGCTTGTCAGTCTTACTGAGTTACTGGCGTAAATTATTGCTTCGATGTCTTTGGCGTGTCTAGGTCTGTCTTTATCACTCATCGGTCTATCCATACAGGACAGTTCACTTAGATAGCCAAGCAATAACGGCTAAATGTGGTGCTTTCGCACTAGTAGTATCTAGAGGGTCTACAGCCTTTACCGTTGCAACACCTATGAGAACGGGCTAGATTGTGGATTAACAATAAAAAAGGGCTTTAGGGATAACCTTGTGATTGAATGGCTTGGGAAATGCCTCTAATCTCATTTCCTAAACCCACAAAGCTATCTCTAAAACCCTTTTCTGCGTATTCAACTCCGCAATGGTTCTTAGTATACATCAATTTAATTCAGGCCATATCATTTTATAAGAAAGTGGAAAAAGAGCCTTTCTAGAAATTAGACCATGTGATTCTTTTTCTAAAGTTGCCGCTAAGATCACCAGCTTGTCATAAGGAATAACGCTGTTTTGCCACATAGACACGGCTGGAACGCTTACCCCAACCAGTTTTGCTACCTTAGTACAGCCACCTAGTAGCTTAATCATTGCTGTTGCTGATATTGTGTTCATAAGCTATCTTAACATTTTTACAACAAATTGCAAATAAAGTGTTGCATTGTGTTTTAAGTTAGCTTAATATCTAAGTACGGTATATGCCGTGATAACTAGGAGAAACTCAGATGAGTGAGCAAGAGCAAGACTTTCAAAGCTTCCAACAACATTTGGAACGCATCTTTAAAGACCTCGAAGATGGGATATTTTTAACAGCAGACGAAATTGGTGACCTACGCTATGCGTGTGGCCTGCCATCACCCGTTAAACCAAACCCCGTATTAAAAGCAGTCTTTGATGACTTTTCAACTATTTTTAGGAGCGCAAAATGATTATTTCAGATAACACTAAAGAATTTAAGATAGCCCCAGCAGGGCTTCACATGGCACGACTGTACTCAATTATTGATTTGGGTCATCAAGCTACCGAATGGGCTGGCGAAACCAAAATCATGCACAAGGTCGTATTGACTTGGGAGTTGCATGGCGATGACGATACAGGCGCACCATTAAAGACGGATGACGGCAAGCCGTTAATCGTGTCTAAGCGTTATACAGTCAGTCTTGGGGATCAGGCGCGGTTGCGTCAAGACCTTGAAAGCTGGGGCAACAAAAAAATGACCGCAGAAGATAGAAAGAATTTTGACCTAAAGTCTTTGTTAGACAAGTTTTGCATGGTTAATATTACCCACTCGGAAGATGGTAAGTACGCCAACATTAGCGGTATTTCTCCCGTTCCTTCTGCCCTTCGCGCTGCCATCCCAGCAGGCATCAATCCTATTAACCATTTTTGGTTAGCAGAATTTGACCAATCTAAGTACGATTCGTTGCCAAAATACTACAAAGAAAAGATTACAGAGAGTAGTGAATGGCGCGGTCAGCAAGAGCGTGAAAAGAACGCACCCAAGATTGAAGATGACGAAATTGGGGACATTCCATTTTGATAGTCAAAGACAAACAACAAAATACGGGTCATTGGTATACACCGCAGGGTACACCTGCCTATACCACCATCGGTAAGACTGGGGAAAGACCTACGACTTTGCGTGATGCAAGGAAAGAAGGGCTTTTACCTAGCACTACCACCATCATTAATATTATGTCTAAAGCAGGGTTGGATACTTGGAAACAACAACAGGTCTTACTATCCGCTTTAACGCTACCTAGAGGTCTACAGGAAAGCGAACAAGAGTGGTTGGTTAGGGTAATGAAGGATAGTCGCGAAACAGGCTACAAGGCCGCCAATCGCGGGACTGAAATTCACGGCATTATTGAAAATTGGTTTGAGCAAGTGTATATGCCTGAAAAGCCAGCTTACCTTGATGCAATTGATAACGCGCTTAAAACTGCGTTTGGCGAACAGGCATGGTTGTGTGAAAAATCGTTTGCTCATCCGCTTGGCTACGGGGGTCGTGTTGATTTAATGGCAAAACTCATCAACGGTCAGGGAACAGGGTTTGTCGTGGACTTTAAGACAAAAGATACTGACTTAGACAAGGTTGATGTATATTTTGAACATGAATTACAGTTATCTAGCTATAGAGAAGGCCTAAACTTGCCCAACGCACGGTGCGCCATCGTATTTGTCAATGGCACGACTAACCAAGTAAAATTAGTAGAAATAGAAGAACCCCAGCTTCAAAAGAGTTGGGAGTGCTTTCAACATTTGTTACGGGTCTATCAGATCAAAAACAATCTTTAATTCCTTCACGGGAACGGGGGAAAGCGTAAAGAAGTGAGTACCCCAACTTCTTTGTTGTATTTTTGCACTTAGGGTTTTCCTTAGACTAAATGTATTGACAGGGTTAAGCTAACTTAATAAACTGGGTGTACTCAATAACGAGTGAGATAGGAGAAACAAATGGAATCAACAGCACAACGCACCAGCCGTATTAAATCAGACGATGCGGCCGCACATAGCGCATTTGCCCACGCACAAGACTTTTATGATGGTCTAGCCACATACAGTATTGAACCTAGCGGTACAGGTTTTCTAGTATATGAACGCACACCAAACGGTCAACTATGCACATCAGCCAAAACAATGGAAGAAGCACAAGCAAAAATTGAATCTTGGAAAAACACCGAACTTAAAAATGGATACAGAAAATCATGAAAGACTTTATTGGAGCGTGTTTATTAGGTGCTTTGCTGGGTTGTATGTTTGGCTACGGTTCAGCTAAAGCGCAGTCTTATCCTATGACAGATAATCGTGAATACAATGTGGGTTCTGTTCAAATACAAGGCAATACAGCCCAGTTTGTGAATCCAGCAGGTTACACAACTCAAACAGCTACTATTTACCCTAATCAGGTAGTAATAACAACACCTAGCGGATACACCCAAAGCGTTATCGGCAATACAGGCTACACAGTACCACCTAGCCCACCAACACCGATGTCACCAAGAGTAATGCAATGATTCATGAAGTCTTGATTACCGACTTTATGCGTAAGATAGCCCACGACAGGTCAGAAAAGATGGGTACTCTGCGTAACAGCATTTCTAAGGGTGAGGGCAATGTCATTGGATTTTTGGGTGAACTTGCAGCCTTAACGCTGGTCGGTGGCAAAATTGTTGATACTTACGACTACGACATCCTATTGCCTGATAACAGGACTATCGATGTCAAAAGTAAACGGGCTAAAGTAAAACCATTGGCACATTACGAGTGTTCCGTGTCGGCCTATAACATCAAGCAAAAATGCGACTTTTATTGTTTTGTAAGGGTTACCAACGAATTTGATAAGGCATGGGTACTAGGAATCATAGAAAAACCACAGTTTTACAAGCAAGCAAACTTTGTCAAAAAAGGAACTTTAGACGGGGATAACAATTTTGAGATAAAAGACGATTGTTATAACCTAAAAATTCAAGAGCTAGACGATGTACATTCCGTTAGATGCACTTTTAAATTGGGAAAATAATGAAAAATGAACCAGTAGCGTGGATTCCTAAAGGAATGACACTAGCAAAACCAAAAGATTTAACAGACTGTATTCCACTCTATACCCATCCAGCAAAGTGCAATAAATGCAACGACACGGAGTGGGTATGCGAAAACCACCCTGACCAAGAAGCCCATAAATGTAGTCATTGTGAAGGTGCTGGAAAACCTTGCGAGTGTACCCATCCAGCAAAAGAACTACACCTATCACTTCAAAAAAGTAAAGAAACAGGTGAACTATTAGCCGTTACTTATACAGATGATGAGCATAGGATTGTGGAAGTGTTATGGAAAAAACCACCAGCAAAGACATTAACGGATAGCGAGATAGAACAGATTTCACATCGTTACCACTACACATACAATCCCGATTACATTGGATTTGCTAGAGAAATACTAAGAAAGGCACAAGAAAATGAATAAACTAGTTGATTGGTGGTTTAGTGGTCGTTGTTTACGGCATCCAATGGTGGTAGCCATTATGTTTTATACGATTGGTTATTTTGTTGGTAAAAGCTAAGAAAGGCACAAGAGAAATGAACTATTCAGACTTTGTAATCCGTAGTTGCCGTCAAACCCCTAGAACGATGTCAGAAGCGTTTAAAGATGTTGAGTATTGCTCTGCTATTACTTACCCATCATCACACGAATATAGCTGGTTTTGGGGGTTTTTAGGGGCTTTAATGGCTATTTCTGTATTCGGATACTGCTTCTACCTAACAATCAACCGTTTTTAACCATATTAAGGGCTTCAGATTCTTCCCTGTCTACCCGCGCAAGCCATCCGCGACCAAAGATAGGAAAAGACTTTAATGAACGATAATATTCCCGCCTAGTTTCTGAGAATTTTGAAATAAGAGTTGCTGGATTATTTGCACAAATAAGGCTTCTTGTTGAAGGCCCAATAACTCCGTCAGGTACACATCCAATAGATTGTTGAAGCAATTTAACGCTTCTTCCTGCGCCTGCGTTAACTGCCATTGAAAACACAAGATAGTCGATTCCTCTAGGTAATACTTCTCCATAGCAAGGTTTCCAGTAGCGTTGTTCGTATAAGGGTGCTACATCGTCTTTGGTAAGGTTTTTAAGCGTGTTTACAGGATGCCCTACCCATTCTTCCCAAACTGCTTTAGTGACCCCTAAATTTGTTTCTCCACCTGCATCACCAGCAAGACCATGCACGCCTGTCCAGCCGCCTTCAGACCTTAAGACTAGGTCTAGACATTCTCTAAAATTGTTCATTTAATGCCTATTTGTGCGTTTATCCAGTCTTGTAAACTGACTAATTGTTGCGTGGTTTCAGAGCATTGTCCAGCAAGAATGTTGTAGGCGGTTGCAACATCAGCGACTGTGGGGGCTGTGGAAATGCTGGACACTTTACTGCTACTGGGGTTATTCCACACGCTAGTAGACTTATAGTAGTTACGCAAAGCAGTAAGTTTAGCTTCATATTCATTGGCTATTCCTTTAGTGACTAATTCGTGTTGTTTTTGGATTGATTCGACTTTAGCTTCTTGTGTCTTGGAGACAATTTCAATCTCTGTTTTGTAATTAAGGTATTTAGAATAGCCCATCCAATACCCACTACCAAACAGAATAAGGCATAGGCCACCAAGAAGTGATATTTTGACATAATCAATCATCTGAATCCCGAAATTCTTGGCGAGAATGCGAATGTGGCTTGATACGGATCAGGTTTAGGCTGAACATTATCATCCACCAAGCCACGAATATTCCAACCACAGCAAACATAAATGCAGCGAGAAGTAGAAAATATACGCTTGATATACACGAATTGAAAAAGTCCGTTAGCTTTGATAAAGCACCAACCAGCTTTTGCATTGTCATTGTCCTTAATTGTTTTGTCACCATATATAGCAGTTATATATAGCGGTACTAAATATCTTAGCCCAAATGCGTATGCAGGGTTACGAATAAGCCATTTTATTTGTGAAAGATAGCAAGGTGGGTTTAATTGGGCAAAAGTAGCATCACCGTCTAAAGAGTTATCAGGGGTCATAAACCAGCCTAAATAGGTCGGTAATCGTGGCCCAACACCCCATGAGGAATGATTGTCTAACCAGCCTTCTTGCTGATTAGCAAACAAAGGCAATACAGGGGCTATAACAAGTGCTAACAATGTTATAACAAGGTTAATAGGGACTAAAAGTATATATAAGATATATATCATTCTACAGGCCCAGTAGTAAGAAAGCGCAATACAGCGACAATAATACCGACAATAACCAAAATAATGCCATAGTATCTTTCGCTTATAACTGACTGTAAGTAGGAAAAGTTATCAAACAATGCGCCAAATACGACTAGCGCAAAGGAAAACCACATAGTGCGAGATTTCATTTGCCTGTAATGTAATGGCTTATAAAACCTACAAAAGCTGATATTGCAGATACCACCATCATGCCTGCCCACAGGCCTCCACGACCCTTATTGGCTAACTCAAGTAGTTGCTTAACATCTTTGCGTAATTCAGCTACCTCGTACTCCATGTTTTCTACTTTTTGCCAAGTTACGCCAAATTTAACAGGGTCGATTTCCATAATCATTTTGCTTTACGAGTTGTTGCTTTTTTAACAGTTTTCTTAGCAACTTTTTTCTCAAACTCATGGGGAGTGTAAGGTTTTTGAGTGGCAGGAAAAGGCCATGTAGTTTCTACATTAATTTTAGGCATATAGCCTATTTTGTCTAGCAAAAAAGTGACGAGAAACATTAAACCACCTCCACTAATGAAGTTTCTAATAGTTTAATAAATGCGTCTTTACCGACTTTTAATTGGTCTAACGCAAAGCCAGCAGAGTTAATCTTGCGGTCAAGGTCTACACAATGGTTAAACAGGGTTTGTTGCTCTACTGTTAAATCTTCAAAGTTGTAACTTACATCATTGATGGTGATTTGAGTTTTTTTCGTGTTTTCGCTCATTTCATTCTCCTAAAAATTTCGCCAAAAAAGGGTGGCGAATTACCCTACTGCGTTCTCAAATGGTGTTAAATCATGTCCAGCGTAGTAGTCACCTTTAGCAATTTGTATGGAAAGGTGTTCTTTATTACGCTTAACTGTATCAGCCCAATCAGCATCAGTCATATCAGCAGGTTTACCAGCATTGAGTAGGTCACAGCTATCCATTGCGGCATTGTATGAGCGTTGTACTTCTTGTTCAGGTGTTAGTTCTAACATTTTATTTGCCTTTTAAATGAATAATAGAGTTGAAGTGTTGCTAGTCCTGTAATCACTCCGCAAAAGAAACTATAAATATCCATTATTGTCCTTTAAGGGTTGCGATTTCTAATGCTTGTGCTTCTAGTTTTGCGTTAAGTTCTTTTACTGCGTTAATCAAATACCAAGTTAAATTGCTTGCATCAACAGACATTACGCCAGTTGATTCTGTTTTAACGCAATCAGGAAGAATGGCTTGAAGTTCTTGGGCAATAGCACCTAATTGAACGCCTTTAATGTCAATAGCGTTTTGTGGTTCTAATTCAGTAATTTCATCTTTTGTGCGATATTCAAAATTACGCACTTGAATTGCGGTGATTTTATTTAAACCATCGGTGTTATCAATAATGTTCTTTTTAAGGCGTTGGTCAGAAGTAATAGACCAAAGTGTGGAATTATTACCTTGATACATTCCACCACCAGAATTTATATACCCAGTATTTGAGCCTTTTCCTACTGTTCCAGATTGTGTTGCAATAGCCAATTCATTTGTTGCAGACGATGATGATGCCCCAACATTGTATCCAAGATAGGTACAACCAGTTCCAGTTGTTAAAGTAAAACCAGAATTTTGACCTAATATGGTGTTATTTCCACCAGTAGTAATACTATACCCAGCGTTGTAACCTACTGCTGTGTTGTTTGATGCGGTGGTGTTTGAAGCAAGAGACTGCATACCAAAAGCACTATTGTATGAGCCTGTAGTATTTGCTTGTAAAGATTGTCTACCTGATGCGCTGTTGTAATCGCCAGTTGTTGTATTGGTTAATGATAAAGTACCAAAAGCAGAATTAAACTGTGATGTAGTTACTGATAATCCAGCTTGATAACCTACAGCAGTAAGCAATCCTGAAGTAACGGCAGCACCAGCTTGGTAACCAAATAAAGAAGAATATCCTATAGTGTTTGTTGCTGCTCCAGCACCTTGACCAACTACAGTATTAAACGCTGCACTACCACCACCCTTACCAACAGTAAGACCTGATATAGAAGCATCGTTAGCTAAAGTTAAGCTAGTGCCGTTAAATGTCATATTGGCACTACCAACTACTAAACCACTAGAGTTATATAAGACTTGAGTAGTAGTAGACGAGCCTACGCCACCTTTAGTGCCAATAACTTGCACTACGCCACTTGAGTCTTTGTAAAAAAGCTTACCATCAGCAGTATTAATGGCTAATTCGCCAGCTACTAAGTTACCAGCCGTAGGGATATTAGTAGTTGTTGCAGAATAATAAATCGAAATTGGTGTGTAGCCTGTTTGTGCCATTTTAGTATGTCCCGCCAAATATGCCTGTTAAGGCTGTTAATGTACCAACATTATTAATGTCGTTTGTTGCCATATTCAATGCACCTGACATCGGTGTTTGACCGTCTGCTGAAACAGACTGAGTTAATCCGTCAGCTATGTTTTGCATAGTTGTGTTAGCCCAGCTACTTGTAATAGTAGTACCTGTTACTACTGGGTTACCAATAGGTAAACTGTAAACTCCTGATCCATTACGGGACATGATTTATTCCTTTATTGTGCTGCTGTAGCAGTGGACTGCATTAATAGTAATTTAGCTAAATTTGCTCTTTCCATTTCTTTTGCCGCTTCAGGTGTCATTTTAGTGCCTTTAGGAATAGTTTTAGCTATTTCCATGTAAGACGCTGCTTCATGCGGATTGAGTAAAGTTTGTGCAAATTGATTGGCTAACTCTTTATTGGCTTTTCCATAGACCACATCGCTTGCTCTTGCCATTAAATTACCAGCAGTTTCAGCCAAACCACGCCTACGAAGCAAATTAGGCAAGTTAATCTGATTAAGCATATTGCCATAAGCAAGCTTTTGAATAGTATCTGATCCTACACCGCGCCCAGCATTTTCAGCAAATTGACTACGAGCTAAGTCTTGTCTTAAAGCTTCTAATGTATTCATCTTTTCAGGTGAAACCACATTAGGATTGATTGTTTCAACATTTTGAGCCAATTTACCTGCATACATCTTACCGCTTAGTGGGTTTACCACTTTATCGGCGATTCCTTGAATAACATCCATCTCATTGATTGGTTTGGACATTGCAGCATAGGTTTCTCTAGCTACTTTGTATTCAGGGCTAATTTGATCGTTTTCTAAGAATCCAACTAATCTATTTTTAGCGGCCACCAAACCAGCCATCTTATTCTTTTCAGCTGTAGACATATCAGGCTTTTTAAGACGCTCAATAGCATCATCAATTGCCAGTTTAGTTTGATGCAAGCCTTGAATACTGCCTTTAGGATTGTTGATGTCAATACCTAAGTTTTTAGCATTAACTTGGGCTTGCTTCATTGCATCTTTAATAGCAGGTGTTTGTACTAATTGATTGACTTCCTTACTCAATTCAGGGGTAAGCGTCATCTTTTTGCTAAATGCGGATTTGTATAAATCTTCCGCAGCGTTTTCTCTAGCTAAATTCAAAGCAGCGCGTTCACCTTCTGTACCAGCCAATTGATGCAAGGCAGCAACACGGGCATCATTTTGAGCCAATTGTCTTGCAGCCATTGAGTTAGTAGCTTCTTGAGAAACCGCAGTAGCGGCTCTTTGTGCGGCAGCAAGGCTAGGAACTCCAGCAGCTTCTCCAACAGTAGGCATAGAACCTTGTACTAATTCTTTAGCATTTTTAAGGTTAGTTACTGCTTTTTCTGCTTCATTACCAGCATATTGGCGCAATGCACGACCAATAATAGCTTCTCTGCCACCTGTATATAAAGGCTCAATTAAAGCCTTACCAGCGTTATAACCTGTTTTAAGTACTTGACCAACAATAGGAAAAGCACCGCCTAATGCACTTTGAATACCAATATTTTGTGCTTTAGCTTCTTTATATTGTTCAGGATTAAGACTAGTTTGTTCAGGAGTTAAAACGCCTGATAAAGCACCTGTTCCTACACCTTGAGCTACTTTTTGGGCAAAACTAGGAATCATTCCAGTAGTACCAATACCCATATAAGGAGCAGCTTGCCCTACTGCGCTACCTACTTGATTAACGGCACTACCTACGCCACCCATTTGAGCTTGTGTGCCTGATTCAATCTGATTAATAGCATTAACCATGTTATCGCCAGTATTGCCTTTACCGATTAACTTATCGTAGGCTTGGACTAATGCTGCTGGAGATTTAGCAATTCCTGTAGCTACATTAATAGGTAAACTTACTGTGCTAGTTAACGCTTCTTTCGCTGCTTTTGTAGCACCTGTAGGAGCAGAACCATAAGAAGATGTATAAAGCGGTATACCTTCAGGGGAATACTGTATATCTTCAGCACCTTGAGTATACATATTTCCCTTTTCAGGGCGAGCACCAGCAGTAGGATGTTGTTTTAATACTTCAGCTTGTACTTGTTCTTGAGAAGCACCAGTAGGGCCTTCAATTTTATATGTATTACCATCAGGAGCAGATATAGAGTATGTTGGCATTATTTATTCTCTTGTACAACAGTTGCTTGACCCCATAAATTTGGGGTAACTTGTTGTGCAGGTGCATTAGATGGAATAGGCGCAATAGGATTAGATTGAACACCCATTCTTGCTCCTTGTGGCCCAGCCGCCATAGCAATGTCATTTTGAGCTTGTTCACGCATACGAGCTTTTTGAGCAATAACAGCTGGAGCATCACCAATATCAGGGAAATAAGTTTTTCTATTTGTTTCAATTTCATGTGCATTAGTACCAGCACCTGTTTTAAAGCGTAAATATGCTTCAGTCCATTGATTTTGAGCTTGTTTTGCTTGTTGTGCAGAAGCAGGAGTTAAAAAGTTAAATATTCCACCAGCCATACTTGTGGTTGCTTGAGATTGAGGTTTATTAGGATTAAATCCTTTAGCATAAACATCATTTAATTCATTATTAGCACCAACCATTTGACTATGAAATACAGCGGCTTTACCTTGTGATTCATTTAAAGGTTTACCATTTTGCATTTCAAAAGCAGCTTTAGCTTGATCAACAGCAAGTCTGCCAGCACTTATTTTTAATTCTTCTTTTTGATAATCGTTCATTTTGTTTTTGTAATCAGTAAATGAACCTTTAAAACCATCGGATTTAGCCGCTTCAAAATTAAGCATTTCATCAGTCTTTTTAGGAATCATATTTCCTACAAGTGCCGCTTTGTATTCCGAACCTGCACCATATGGATTATTTGTATTTATTTCACGCAAAGCAGCAGATAAATCAGGCTTAGTAGCAGGTGTTACTGCTGTAGGCATTGGTATATTACCAGTATAAGGCCCAGCTAATTCTGTAGTTTTTTCAGGAGTTCCAGTAATTAAATTAGTAATAGCTTCTTCTTTAGTGGCTTTTCCACTACGAATCTTCTCAGCTAATTTAGCGGCTTCTGTATCGCTTTGTTTTCCCATGTAGGCAGCAGTAATCATATTAGCTACTGGTTGTAACATTTGAGCAAAACTAGGCGCAACATAACGACCACTAACCATTTGTCCTTGTGGTTGTTGATTTTGTTGCATCAACATTTCAGAAAAGCGTTGTTGACGATTTAAAGCCTGCTGTTGAGCATAATCTTCAGGGGATAAATTCCCAGTTTGGGATAAGTTGTAATCTGCCATTATGCTTCTCCGTTCCAGCTAGTTGGCGTTTGACCACCACCGCCATATCCGTATACATTTTCTGCGCCATATTTATCCATAGCTTTTTGTGCTTGGTCATAAGGGTCTTTTTTACGCAACATAGCAGCCATAGCTAAAGGACTTAGTCCTGAATATCCGTTGCCATGACTTGAAGGTTGTGCATATTGATTACTTTGTGCAAGTTGTTGATTCATATACGCTTGTTGTGCCGCAGCATTTTGAAATACAGGCATCGTATATTTTTGGTCATCTTGAGGAAAATAGGGGGCAATGTCGCTGATATATTGGCTCATAATTTTGCGTAATCCACCATTTTGTAACCGTCAGGTCGAGTAATAACCGCTTCAGGCATAATTTCTTCAACTTCTTGAGCCATAACACCAATATGTTTACCGTGTCCTGCAAATGGGTCATTCCTAAATTCAGGTTTGTATTCGTATGTGTAAACATTTAGACCGTTAGATAGTTCTCCAACTTGTTCAATGTTTTCTTTCATGCGGATGTCAGAACCCATAATTGCTGCCGCGCCCAAAGTACCGCCAAGACCCATTAATCCGCTATTTAAGCCTGATTGTGCAGCTTGCTGGGCGTTATATGTACCAAGATTGTAGTTACCAGCCGCAGTTGTAGCACCCAATAGATCAGCACCAGCAGTTGTAGCTTGTTGTGGCACATTTTGAAATGTTGGGTTTTGAACTTGTGCGCCAGTACGCAATGCACTTAAAGTATTAAGTGGCATATTGTAATTGGTCAATGCTTGGTTATATTGTTGTTGTTGCGCTGCATTACCCAAATTAGCATTAGTCATTTGATTAGCAAACTGTTGTTGTGCCAACGCATTATTACCTTGTTGCTGTGCTTGCTGATTGGTATACATTTGTTGCAATGCAGGATTATTAGCTGCTTGTTGCGCCAATTGATTCTGATATTGCTGTTGTTGTGCTTGATTATTAAAGCTTTGACCAGCTAATTGATTGGTATAGTTT